GATCTAAGGCTTTGATTAGGGGAGCAACCAATGCTCCAAGAAGGACAGAATATTCCGGCTTAATATTGCCCGCAATAGCAAGTGCAACTGTAAGTCCAGATGCTGCTACAGCTCTCAAATATGATTTAAGTGCTGCTTGTGATTTCTTTGATAATTTCATATTTTTCCCCCTATAAGTGGAATTTGAAAGTAGGTACTATCTTGATCGCCCAGTTTGCTAAAGCTGATGTGTATGTGGTGATCGTGCATGTTAATACCTTTGTAATCACGCCATGCCCATCCAGCTTTAGGACTTGCTATTTTACCTTTGTGAATTATGTAAGATATGCGTTTATCGGTTTCTGCATGATCCCTGAGCTGGTCAGCAAGATACAGCGAGAGCCCTTTTTGTGTACCCAGGTCAGAATCAATATCAATGGCTCGTACACACCCATCGATGTCTGGATTGTGATCAGAGATTCTCGCGGAATGGCGACTATCACCCACCCATCCATCACTTTTACGATCCCGATCCGGGAACCAATCATCGATCTGTTCCCTCAGCTGTACGCCAGCCTTGCATAACCAAGGTGTCAATTTATTGTTGCCATTACCATCATGGTTGCAGTACCGGATGAGACAATGCCATAAAGAGCTTCATTATCAGATAATTGCATAGTTAACTTATCGCCATTATCCATGCGGTATCCAGTAGATGTAGTTACATCTGAATTACCAAGATAAATAGTGCCAGATGATGAATGTAAATAAACCAATTGATCTGCTCGATTGGCCGTAACCAATAGAGTAGCGGCAGTAGTTACTGTCTTTTGAGATGTATTAGGCATTATTTTTTATTATCTTCTAAATACTTTAAGTATTCTTGATAATCTGAGTTTGCCGCATCAATAGGTATGTAAGTAATTATTGAATTATCTTCAAATTTAATTACATCATTAAATGGGGTTTCTATTTTTTTATATGTTTTCATTATAACTCCGATGATAAAACAACTGAACCGCCGCTATTGACGATAAATTGTCCTGCTTGTCCACCAATTCCAAGGGCTTCTGTGGAATTATACACTGTTGCGCTTGTAACACTTGCGCCGCCTAATGTTAATGAATTAACGGTATCTGTTCCGCCGCCTGAAGTTTTGAAGGAATAATAAGCAGTTCCACTTGCCGCAGTTAAAGAAGGTGCGACTCTCATGTCTGAAAAATTGATTATTGCAACACCTACTGTGTTTGTTTCATAATATCCTAATGAAGGTATTGATGCAGAAGCGTTGTACACCCTACAATACCTTTGACAAGCGGCTAACTCACCTTGAATAGTTCCTGTTGCAGTTTGGAATGTTGTTGCTGTTGAGCCCAATTCTAATTGAGCATTATCAAAATAAACTACAACACCATTAGCAATTGTTGAGGTTGTAAATATTCTAACTCTTAAAGATTTAGCGGTTGATGGTATTGCATAAACTCCAGATATAGATACAAATGTGGTGCTTGTAGCAGTAGCAGTTCCACCAGATGTTGCAGTAATGCTAGTCCAAGTACCAGTAACTCCATTGTCTGTGCTTGAGGAATGTTGAACATCTATTGTAAAACCTGTGCTTGTTGAAGCTGCAATAACACCAGAGACAGTAACTGTTTGTCCGGCAAACTTAATTGCATTTAAAGTTTCTATTGCTTGATATAGAGCAGGTTGTGCAGTAGCAGATGCTGTAAATTTCATTGAATATATTGACCCAGTTGGCACAATAGTAGATTCTTGTGCAAATGTTCCCGTGCCTGAAATTAAAGCCGAATACCATCTATCTGCAATATAAGCATTACCACTTGAACTTGTGCCTCTTTGCCATGTTGAAAAATTACCATTGATTAAAGTATTTTTGCCAGCTGCAATTTGAGTGCCTGATACCAAATTAACTGTACCAGACAGATCATTCATGTTTGTAGCTGTTAAAACATCGCCTGTGGCGTAATTTGCTTTAACTGGAAATCCTGCTGCCATTCTGTCTCCTTAGTAGCTTAGTGTGTTAGTTCCTAGAACCCCATATAAGCTAGAATCCAATATGAATCCATCTATTATAGGCTCTAATGTCGTAAATGTCGCTTTCCATGAATTTACCGATATTGAGTGTTGAACCCCAAAGACCTGTAAATTCTTAGTAATGCTTGATGTGCCTACTACGGCAGGCTGGGTAGTCGTAATACTTACTGGATCAAAATAGTCAAGATCTAAAGCCGCAATTATACCTGCATTGTAATTGGCTGTATAAAGATCCAAGGTCATAGCATCACAGCGAATAGTGGTTTCAGCACGGCTTGCCACATAGGCTGAGGCGTAATTTAAAGCTTCGTCAGTAGTTTGCATCAATAAATCATTTTGTGTATACGAATGAACAAAATATTTAGCAATAGATGATGTATTAGTTGCAGTTTGAGTAGCCAATCCAGTGGCTGTAATTGATGCTTGATTTACCACCTGGGCATCGTTGAGAAGCCACATAGCATTAAAGTAAGATATGTTTGTGCCGTTGTCATTAAAATAAACTGGAGTGCCGTTAGGGCTTGATGTGCAATAACTACGATTTTTAAATGTTGCCACACCATTGGGATCAATATAAAAAGCCCCATATTCTGTAGTTTCAACAGTTTGGATTGCTGCTAAAGCACTTCTTTGAGTACCAGGATCCGCTTGGCAAGTTGTTAATCCTGTTTGAATAGACCTTAAGGAAGTAGGCCAACCTACTTGATCAAGTATTTTTGTAATTCGATCACTGGTGAGTTCTCCAGCAACCGCACCAGTAATAGTACTAACTAAAGCATTGGTAAGTAATCGCATTCCATCAACAGCTGTAATTGTTGTATAAACTACATCTCCTACATACTTGGGAGTAATTGTGTTATATCCAGTTATGTATCCTGAAAAAATTGGATAAGTTGTTCCATTATAAGTTGCGGTAATTTGAATTTTTCGCATAGGGGTCAATAAACCATAATAAGGACTAGCAGTATTTTGTGGGTTAAAATCACCATTTTGGTCAACAATCCGCATGGTTAAACTGCCAGTTTGGAATTGATCAGCAGCTGCGTTGCGACCTCTTGTAGTTCTAATTGAATCTACTTGATTTGAAACATCAACAATTATAGATGATCCATCTGCAAGGATATTTGTACCTAAAATACCTGAACCGATAATAAATGCTTGACCAAAAGATGCTCCGGTCGAAAAATTTATTGTGGCTCTAACTGATGGTATTGGCATTAGAACCCTTGGCCAGCAGGTATTACAGGCAATCCACTCTTGTTAATATCTAATTGAGCGTTTTGTACTGCTCTAGCAAAATCTGATCCATCTACACTCAAAGTTAAATTTATTTGTGGGGTTGGTGCTGATTGAGCCAAAGAATTGTATTGATACAAAGGAGTAGTTGGGTTTAAATTATAATCAAATAAGTTAGAATTTGGAATAATAGGTTTATATCCAACAGTACCGCCAGGATCAAAACTAGATTGCGGCATTGAGTTGTATTGATATAAATAATTTGAAGCACTTGTATTGCCGCCAGTTAATGTTGGAACTGGTGGAATTGCTGCAGTTAGTTTTGCTAGCATGGCAATTAAATCTTGAATGTATTGTGGCCAATCAGAAAATGGATTTAAGGCTTTAGGAAGCGCGGAAATTGTTTTAGCAAGATCAGTAGTTTGTAATTGAGATATTAACAATTCTTGACTAAGTTGATCAGCAGCAGTAGCATTCTTTGTTAATAAGGCTAATTGTAAATCAAGTCTTAATTTTTCATTATCGGTAATTTTGCCTTGCAATGCAGCATAGATTTCAGCTTGTTGAACATCTAAAACTCCACCTGCTCGGTCTAGTAAAGTCTGAGCCTTAGTAGCAGCAAGTTGAGCCTTAGCAGCTGTGGTTTGTAATTTAGCGGTAGTCGCCTGAGTCTTAGACAATTTCTCAGCTCTAGCATCTGCTAACTTAGAAGCACCGCCACGATCAGATCCAGCATATGGATTGATTACTGTTTTGCCTGTTAGGTCATTCCAGAATTTAATCCAGGTAGATCCTTTAAATAATTGAAGGTTACCAATAACAAACTTGCTGATATTACCTGTTAGGTAACCAATGGCATTGCCTAATCCAACAATAGATTGAGTGGTTTGATCTATGCTTCCTGCACTATCCAAACCTGTTAAAATGCCTTTACCAACAGCTTCTTTTAATTGATCATAAGCCACGCCAAGTTTCATAACATCACCGGTATAACCCTGAGCAGCAGCGGATGCTTGTCCTTGGAAGGTATCGTTTAAAATTTTAATTAAATCTGAGAACTTAGATCCTGATAATTCAGCTTTAGATAATCCAACGCCAAGTCTTTGAAGGGCTGTATTATTTCCTAAATAACCTTTACTTAAAGCGGCCACTACGGATGTAAGGTCTTTACCAGTACCTGCTGATACATCTAATGCAGTATTTAATAATGATTGAGCCATCGCAGTATCATGGGTTGCGATCAATAATGAGTTATATGCTGGCTTTAATTGCTCATCTACAATGCCAACCTGCAAGGATAGTTTGTTGAGATACATATCCACAGCTGGAGACTTATATGCCATGCCTAAGTTGTTTAATGTTTGATTAAGTGCCTTGCCAGCCTTTTCAGATTCAAGAAATGCGCTAACCGCGCTCTTACCAAACGCAACTATCTTGTGAACTGCAAAGGCTGCGCCAAGGGTTTTGCCGACCTTTTGAGTAGTCTTTTCAAAGTCAGTTAATTGCTTTTGACCTTTGGCAAGGGCTTTGCCATTAAACTCTGTGGTTAACTTTACAAAGATATTGGAATCAACGGCCATTATGGTTTTGCTCTCTTGTTAAATTCAGTTATCGCTTTATTGATTGCTTTAATTCCGGCAGGTATTGTTTTGCCATTTTGCTTAGCCCATGCACGATAAATCAAACGGCCTTTGGTTTTTCCGCCACCAACTAGTTGACCACCCATTGAGTTAATGAACTGCATACCAGCCTTTGGGTTACTAGAGTGAGAATATCTTTTGCCTGCTATTCCTTTACGGCCAACCCATGGCTGACCAGCAGGATTCTTGCGACCAGCAGTTTCATAGATTGCACCAGCTGCTGTTTTGTTATAAACAATGTAACTTGATTGGAAGCCAGCCTCATTAGCCTTGCTTTTACCTTGGGTATAAACAATCCCCTTTTTAATGGCTGCTGCATCATAAACACGATTTTCCCATGTGCCATGTTGATTTTTCCAACCAGATACAGCATTAAATGGCACATAACTTCTGGCTTCATTTCTTACCGGAAGCATAATCGCTTTGAGTTCATCATTCATTTGCTTGTAAAGATCGGGCGCGAACTCTTTCATGGCACGCTTAGTATTAGCGAGACCTTTTAGTTCTACTGGCATTCTTCATCGCCTCATTTCGATCTTTTAAGACTTGGATTACAGCTCTGTACATATCTGAATCTAAATCGGTTAAATACTGAGGCGCGATACCTGTTTCAACTGCTATTGCTGCAATCGAATAAGTTAGCGAGCCCCTATCTAAAAATTTGTATCATCATCCAATACTTCAACCTTTTTTAATGTTTCTACAAATGCAAGGCCGAATGTTGGTACAGTTACTTCTGCCTTCCGCAAGCATTCCCAAGCAAGCCAGTAAATATCTGACTGCCGTTCCTGCTCCCGGAAGGTCTTATGAATACCTGATTTAAAATGTAATTCAAAGGCCATTTCGATCGCTGGAGTGATTTGATGTTCAGAAACCTCTCCAGTAGCCCTTGTGATACGAAGTTTAGCCATTTGTATTACTCCTTAGAATGATCCTGATGTTGTTTGTACAACTGTTGAGTTACATGTGAAAGACATGCTGGAGTTTGAAATATCTCCAACTGCGCCATTCAATGGTGTCAAGTTGTTAACAATAATGCTAACAGTATAAAGCGGATTTGTCGCTGATACTGCTGTTCCCTTAACTGGCAATAATACAGCTGTAACAGTAGTGCCATAAGCAGCTTGTAGGGTTGCCTGTACGCTTGTTGCTGCAAAATCGTTTAGGAAGTTTAGAGTAAGGGTTGATGCTTCTAGACCCTTAACAAACTTGTGAGCAGTATCTCCAAGAGCTGTTACCTCTAGCTCATCGAAATTCTGCGTTAAAACCACGTTCGTTATATGATCACTCAAGTCGACGCTATTGATCTTTACGCCAACATTATTTTGTAGAAATATGGCCATTATTATTCCTTGTCTTTAGTAGGTGCTTGTAGTGCTGGCTTTGGATCTTTAATCTGACCGATCTTGATTAAAAACGCCAAATTCTCTGCGGTTGTATCTTGTGCCATGGTTTAACTCCAACTCGTTAGTATGTCGAAACTGAGATCGCAACTTAATAGATCTCCTGATGGTAATGATAATACAGATGGTGCTGAAAAGGCTGGAGCGTTGTATGTCAAGCCTGATGCACTTAGTTTTTGATAAAGGGCAATCATAAAATCTTCTAGATTTGTTAGGTTGCCTTGATTATCAAACATAGGTGCAAATAAAGTAATTTTGAAATGAGCTGTAGGACTGATTGTTAAATTTGAATTATCGTTGGTAGTTAAATATGGATCATTAGGTGAAATCACTACAGAATTAGCCAAAGGTGTTGCAGGTGGGTAACTGAATGTAGACCATACGCCAGGGTTATCTATTGCCGTGGCAATTGTAGATCTAAGTGTAGTGATGGCGACTGTCATTAGCCGACCATTGATCTTGGGCCAGTATAAGGGGCTATAAGACCCTGTACACGGCTTATTAAACTACGACCCATCTTGTATGGACTTGGTTGGAAATCAACGGCAGATCCACCGGTAGCTGGAGTCTGCCGAGCCTGCCAGATGTCTACCGCTAGCATCATGGCCGCCTCACGAACAGCTGGAGTAGTTGCGTATGAAGTTTGTTTTGTATCTACACCAGCCGCTTTACCATAAGGCACAATAAGATGATAGGGATCGTCAGCAGCCGTAACAGCAAACTGAATAAGACTATAGCCCCTAGGGAAATTAAAATTATTCCAAGGAAAAAAAGTAAAATAAGGAAAAGTGGTAGAGCCAACACTCCAAGGAAAAGTTGAAGTAATAACTCGCGAGCCGTTGTATGTAGATCCACAATTAGAGATTGTAACAGTTTGTCCGGCAGCATATGAGCCAGGAGTTGATAAAATTAAGGTGGCCACATTTGAAGCCAAGGCAGCCGCTACTACTGGTACTGAATCAAACCATAAATAAGAATTAAGTAAATCCTCAGCAGTTTGACACACTTCTTCAACAGTTGAATCGCTGTAAAGAGATCCAATACCGAGATTGGTGCGAAGTTCTGCTTTGGTCACATAAGTGGCTGCCATGGTTGCCTTCTTTCAAACTACCCCGAGTGAAGGGCTACTCACCCGGGGTAGATCTAGTTAATTAAGCTGATTTAACGAACTTGCGGATACCAGCAGCTTGCTTGGTTACGTATGAACCATAGCCGTAGATTGCTAGTTGAACCTGCATGTTTGAAACGATGTTAACTGAGAAATATGAAGTTGGTGATGAGTACCAAGTTGCTGCTTCTGGTGCAACGATAAATGCACAGTTAGATGCAACTGTAGATACTGCGTTGTTGTCAACATAAAGATCTAAACCAAGAACATTGCCGCGGATTGAAGTTGGGCTAGTTACACCAGCTGAGTTCATCGCAGTTGTTGTTGGTTGAGCGTTGTAGATTGGGCGACCTGTTGAGTCAGATGCACCAATAAGAGTTCCCCATAGACCAGTTCCCACAACTAGGTTGCGAGCAAAGTATGAAGTTCCAGCATAAACCTTTGGAGATTCTGTGCTTACATAAGAAATTAAGCCGGCTGAATCACCAGTTTGTGCAGTTGCTGCGGTTCCGTCAGAAATAAATCCAGCAATTACTGCTGCATCAATAGCCTTTAGGTATGCGCGTTGCATTTGGATTGTTAACTCATCGTAAAAAATTGGGTCAGAACGCTCTAGAAGTTCTAGAGTTACTGTGTTTTGTCCAGCATACTTTGAAACAGTACCTGTGATGTAATCAGTAACCATACCTGTGTTGGATGGTGTACCTGATTCAGCTGTTGCAGCTACTGTAGGTGCAGTTCCGCCACCGTTTGTATCAAGTGATGGAATTGAGAATGACATACCAGATGTTGGTAAAGTGCCACGGCTGATTGCATCGATTGCAGGAGTACCAAAGTTTGTGTTAGACACGAACTCGCGTAGGTACTGTACTGGGTTGAATGCAGGGTTTGTAGTACCGATTGAGTCTACTGCTGCTTGTACAACCATTGGATCTTCAGATGCTGCAACCCATAGCTTTGATTCCTCATTGCCTAGAGATGCTTTGATCTTGTGCTCTGTGTAGCGACCCATAGATGTAATTCCATGGCGTACAGTTTGTGAGCTGTATGGTGCTGATGCTGCTTTGATAGTTGGGCGTGCTGCTTCTGGAGCTGCAGCAGCTTCAACCTCTGGTGTTGCGGCTACGGGAGTATTATCTTCCACGATTGCCTCGCTTTCGGTTTGGTTTTCGGTTTGGGTTGCTTCTGCAGTCTCGCTTTCGCTCGCTGCTACCTTGGTAACGATTGCATCCTGAAAAGCAGGACTTTCGACTAAGGAAACTTCTGTTAATTTTGCTGCAGACACATAAAGAGTGCCATCGCGACCTGGCTTAGATGCAGTAACTTCTACACCTACTGATAAACCTGAAATCAGATCCTCAGATGCCATAATTAAATAATCTTGACCTTTTTGACTAGCACTTACTTTAAACTGACCACGAATTTCGGTTGGTGTCTCTGAGAATGACAAAGCGCGACCGATTGGATCTGTTGCTGAGTGCTGTGCTAATAACTTAATTTTTTTAGGATCTGCAATAGTGATTGATCCTGGTTCAAATACGACTGCTCCGGCTGAAGTCATGCCTACTTTGTTAAATGGCACTACTACGCCTGAAATGATTCTACGACCAGCATCGCTGGCCTCTATTGGACTACTGAAGGTTAATATCAACGCCTGATTCTCCGTTCGGTGCTAGATCTTCCATTCCTCGGGCTTGATCAACTGTAATCAAACCAAGGTTAAGCATTTTTTCGATTATGTTTAATCTTTCCATCGCATCTGCTCTTAAGAATGATTCATCCAATGAGAATCTAACTACTTGACCTCTTGGAGTTAAATCATCCATAGATAGACGATCTTCGATAGCTGTGATGAAAGGTTGTAGCGAATAAGCTACAAACTCTTTACGGCCATCAATAATGTTTTGGTAAGTCATGCTGTTGTTCATGTCAGCTGAAATGTAATAAGCAGGTACATTACATGCGCGAGCAATTTGGGTTGCAAGGTATTGTGAAGCTTCGTTATACATCATGTCTTTAGGTGAGAATGATGCTGGCTGGTACTCGAGACTTGAAGTTAAATACGCGGTACTACGATTTTGTCTTGCTTGCTTCCAAGTTGCCAATAATCCTTGAACTTGCGCATCTGGGAGATCTGCTCCGGTATTGCGGATATATCCGGAAGGCATTGGAGTTTGTGCAGCGATTGATGCGGCTGCTTCAATATCAATTGCTGATTTAATAGTTCTTGCAGCTCTTAAAAGTAATCCTTGATCCATTGCTTGGAATGTAACTAATGATCCAACACCATCCATTGGTACACGGACTGAATCAACCATGTAATACTCAACTTCGGTATTGTTTTTATTTAACTTTTGTGATACGCGATCGTTTTGTACCCATTCAAATCGTGCAGGGCGATTATCATCTGCATAGATTTCAGTAACGCGCCAATAGGCTGCGCCATACATAAATAGTGAATCAACTGTCCATGCGATTGTTACAGATCGTGGTTGTCTTTTATCTGGTTGATTAACCCAGACTGGTGATGGTAATTCTTCTCCAGTAGATGTTGAATAAACTTCAAGTGGTACAGATGAAATAACACCTTTAACTAAATTAAGGCATCTTGTAACAGCCGGTACTGACACAGCTGCTTGGCGGTCGATTGAATTAACATAATTGTTGTAACCACCGAAATTATTATTACCGAACCAAGTGCCATAAGGCACATCCATAATCGCAGGAGCATATTGAGCTTTTACGGACTTTTTATTATTTGTCAATCCCAAATTAGCCAATATACCCATAGTGGGATATTATAGCATAAAGCGGACAATTACTACTATATAATGATATTTGCGACACGCTGGGGTTTTGCAAGTTCATGTACAACCATTGCAAGTGAAATTGCAGCTGTAACATCACCTGCTGATTTTCTACGAATGATTCTCCAACCTGCATCATTAGTCTTAGCCGCACAATTGTTTAAGTGTGCGACCAAGTCTGGTTGTCCCGAGTGAACAAGTCGCAGGTTAGCAAGTGAATCCCCAAGATCACTACACGCCTGGTAAAACGATTGTCCAGAGCAATCTTCCACCCTATGACCTGATTGTTCAAGTCTTTGAGCAATAGATTGCGTTGCATATTTATCATACAGGATTTTCATAGGTCGGTATTTCATTGCCCAATCGTTAATATCGCTAGCCATCTTAATTTCATCAATAGCAACCTCAGATGACCATAATTGCATTAACCCTGCCCCAATTTTGCCGTCAGGAAGCACCTGCGCTGCGACAAGTGCTCCTGATCTTTTCGTGGGAGCTACATCGAAAGCCAAGACGGTTTGGTTTCCAACTGGTAACTCCAAGTCTGACTGACTACAAGCCTCGATTGATCCATACACCCAGGGTGATTGCAATGAATCCACCCATTGACAAAGCATTTCAGTTCTAGTTGATTCAATTGAGTTTGTGGCAACCGCTTCTTCTAAAGTCTCAGCTGTAATTAAATGACCAAGTGCCGGGTTAGCCATTGCCCAGGCTTTTTTATCGTGTAACTTGCAATGTTGCGGTGCTGAGTACTCATACCAGCCAAATGACTTGCTTGGATACGATAATGCAGATTCTCTAAGTTCATTTAATACCGTGGAGAAGTAATCACCAGCATTTGAGCAGGTAAAAGTCATACCACCAGTTGCCCGGGTTGTAGGCCGTGCTGCTTTCCATGCTTCATCGCTAATTTCGCGTAACTCATCAACGAATAGAAAGTCTGCTGTCTTACCGCGAGTGCCGTCTCTTGTAGCTGCAAGGATCTCATATCTTGCACCGCGTTTTGTAGTTATGGATTCTTGACCATTGGCATATCGAATCGATCTAATTTGATTAGCCAGGAAATCATTGTCCTCAATTATGTAAGCCACATCCCGAAAAGTCTGCAACGCCATGTTTCGATTAGAACTTATGCCGATGATCGATTTAGAGTTCCATAAGAACAGGTGTGCCAATATAAGCATCCGGGCAAGGTGTGTTTTACCGTTTTGGCGTGCTACAAGCAACGCACATGTCTTTCGGATGAATTCGCCATCCTTATCAACCTTGAGCATGTCGTCTAACACCCAACGCTGATAAGGAAGAAGCGGCATCCCAATCTTCTCTGCTAAATCAGATACTTCTTGTGATTTTGTAGCACCTTTAAGCAGGGGCGTGTGAATGCGGGGTTTTAACGCGCCTACAAGGGGTTTTTGTTTTGCCCCTCGTTTGATTGGTATGACCTCAGCTACAACATCGCTCATATAGGCCTTCTACGGCTTCTCAAAGGGTGAGTCAGGTACGCTTGTGGCCATCTCAGGGAGAGAAAGGTCAGG